TCTATAAAAAATATAATTATTAAAGGAATAAATGGAATAATATCTACTATAGTTGATAAATTTCGCAATGCTGGTAAATTATGATGAATAATATCATATATTTTTGATTTTTGTTTTAATTTTACATCCTCATAAAAGACTTCACTTTTATTTTCTAAATGGTTATATATTCTTGTACATACTAAAACGTATATAATAATAATAATAACTTCTATTCCTAATTTTTTTAATATTATCACATTCATATTATATAATATTTATTATGAAATATGTTAAATATATTGTGTATGTGTGATTTTTTATTATATAGTTATGTAATAAAAAATAATATATAATTTTATTTATATTTAATTGCATTCAACATCTACATCCGCGACCACGTGACTTGCATCTCTTTGTGCAGCAAGATTTAGAGCGCCCACGATAACATGGACATGTAGAACGTTTACATCCACCAGAACATTTGCACGCGCGACACTTTCCATTACGTTTTGTCTTATTTTTACGTGTACGCATATTTCTTCGGCGTCTTCTTGAGCCGCCTTGTTGTTGTTGTGCTGTATTCATTGCTCCGCAAGTCATTTTAGTATAGTTTATTATATACTAACAATATATAATAATCTTAGTGATATATAATAATCTTAGTGATATAGTAATAATTTTATATATTGCTAAAATAAAGTATTATAAAAAATATTATAATAGTTTATAATATAAATAAAATGACCAACTACAACTACAAGGAGTTTTTTATGGCTTTACGCACTATTGGTATTTTATACCTTTTTTATCTGCAGTATACCAATAATGTAAGTATGCCTTTGTCTGTGATTTTAATGATTACTATCGGTTCGTTTGGTTTGTCTGTTTTCTGTAAGTCAACAAATACTTCTCAGATTATCAACCATAAACTTTATAACTATGCGTTGTCTTTAGCTGGTTTGATTATCATTGTGAAACAATTCGTGATGTAAGTTTGCGATTTATAAATTAAAATCTAGGGGTCTACTATATAATATTTTTCTATATTATATAGTATTGTTTTCTATAGTGTTTCATTTCAATCATGAAACTAAAAGATTTTGGAATGGTAGTTAGGACTACTGGTATTATTTATCTTTTACTACTATCAGTAAATGGTGTTGTTTATATCCCCATATCTGTTATTATATTAATTACTATCGGCAATTTGTGTACTGCTATTTCTTGTAAAGAAAAATTATTATCTCCTTCTTTTGAACATCATAAACTAGTGAGTTACTTTATTGCTTTCTTGGGTTTTATTATTATTACAAAGAATTATATGTAGCGCGTGTGCGTGCGCGTGTGCGTGTGCGTGTGCGTGTGCGTGTGCGTGTGCGTGTGCGTGTGCGTGTGCGTATGCGTTGTTACACATCCGTATTTTTGTAGCATCCTAGAAGTCGTGCAGACGGATCCTTCTCTTTACAAAATGGATGCCGCCAGAAATATGGAATCGTTTTTTCAGTTTCATTGAATAATTCATTAAAAATAGTTCTATAGTAATAACTTTCTTTATCATATGGTGTATTATATACATGTGTATATTCGATAAATTCTTTATACTTATTATACTCTTCATCTGTAACTTTTTTATCAACATATTCGCGAATAATCTGAAACCAACTTCTTTCATGACCACTCACTCCATCGCTAAATGCTTCTTTCCTCCGCCATAAAATATCATCAGGCAATAATCCCTGAAATGCCTTTCTAAAAATATATTTCTCAATTTGTGTATCATCGAATCTTTTATATCGCGCCGGAATACTCATCACATATTGCAAAAACTTCTTGTCTGCAAATGGCACGCGTGCCTCCAAACCTGCACCACTAATGCTCTTATCTGAACGCAACAAATCGAAGTAACACACATCGCAAACCATTCGCACATTTTCGGCGCGGAAATCTTCCTCAGATTGCGCCTTCATGAAACCCCGATATGACCCAAAAATCTCATCCGACATATCACCGCAATAAATAACGCAGTCATCTGTATTTGCTGAAATATACTTACTTACTAAATAGTTCGGTACAGACGCACGCACAGATGTAGTATCATAGCTCTCGATTTGATATATTGTGTCCTCAATCGCATTCAAAAATTGTTTTTCAGTAAGGCATACTTCATGATGATTTGTCCCCAAATAATCCGCCACTTTTCGCGCCCACACCAGGTCTGTCGATCCCTCAAGGCCGATACTATATGTGTTCAAATCTTTTGCCGGCATGTGGCGACACATTACTGCGACGACTGCTGAACTATCCAGTCCTCCCGAAAGAAGTGCACCTACTTTGCGGTCGCTCATAAGACGTTTCACAACTGCTTCTTCAAACAGGGTAGCAATATTTGCGCAAATGTTTTCCTCTGTGTCTTCTACTATGTTGTAATGATAGGAACGCGCAATTGAAAGATGGGAGTTTGGGCTAGACTCGATGCTATGATAGAATTTCTGGTCGATTGTCAGGTTTTCATAATATGCTTTAAAAAAGATACCAGGTTTATATAAATCAACCGGTGAATTACCATCTTTATAGATTGCAAAACAACCAGGAGGAAATTGCATAATACTATGGTATTCACTTGAAATAGCTTTCATTTCACTCGCTACTATAATTCCATTATGGTATGAGTCTTTGTCACATGAACCAATAAAAAGCGACCTTACGCCCACCGGATCGCGTGCAATAAATGTGCACTTATTTTCATAATCGTGTAACACAAGTGTGAATACTCCATCTAATTTTTTAAGCGTTTCATTCATTCCAATTTTTCGATACAGGTGAATAATAATCTCGCAATCTGATTTGCTTGTATATTCTGCCTCGAGCCCGTATTCCTTTATAAGTGCACGGAAATTATAAATCTCGCCATTGCAAATAAGACGACAATTTTTGATAAAAAAAGGCTGGTTACTTTCAGGTGTTTGTCCGTTGATTGCAAGACGATGAAATCCCCAGAACATATGATAGGGAAGCTTAGACATTGGTTCGTCTGTGGTAGTGTATTTGGTAGTGTAGTTGGATGTTGTTGTCGACATCATACTTGTATCATTAACAAATACACTATTGTCAGGTCCACGATGTGTTATTTTACTAAAATACGTTTGATGACTCTTTAACTCCGATAACAATCGTTTTTTATATATTTTTAAATCTTTAGGTGAAATAAATGTCTGATAAAAATAAATGCCGCACATAGTTCAATGTTACTATACTATGATGTCACTATATAAATGATCGTGATATTTATTATTATGATAATGTCTTTAACTTGTTTTTAAATTTATTATAACAAAAATGAAGTATTATTGCAAAATATAATATAATAATATAGTAATAATAGTAAATATACCAAAATGTCATCTTCTTTGTCTTCCGATAGTAATTATAGTATCAATGCCCCTGATAGAATGTATGGAGTAGTGAATAAATTATTTTTGTGTCAAAATGAGCGAACAGATGAGTTGAATGAACGCATATCATCAAGAAATATTCCATCTCAACCATTGCAACCTTTTTATTATCAAACACCAGTTTCTACAAAATATGGATACATGCCAATATTAGACCAAAGAAAAGAGTCATCTGTTCCACTGAATAACTACCCTATATTTAGCCCACATACAACATTTAATCCTGGGAACAATATGGCACCTTGGCAAGGATTCGCAAACAATGTGAATGTAGAGTCGACATTACGAAATCAATTTTTTGGGTTGCAAGATTGTCAGCAAGCTTACTATGTTCCATCTTCGACAAGTGATTTGTATAAAGTTAGCGTCCCCCCTCCTTCACAGCCTGTGAACCAACAATTTCCGCTATTATTCAAAAGGGAAGTTTTTGACCATTTTAACCCGAATAGCGATAATTTAGGAAATAGTTTTTTTAATAATAGCACAAGAACTGATATTAAAGATATACCCATTGATAGGGAGAGTTCATATTGTTTATAACTTATAATACGTTATGCATAATACAGATAAGTTTTATAATAGTAAATATTTTACTATTATAAAAATAACTAACAGCAAGGAAATACAATATGGAAAACATGGAAAAACTTGAAGATGTTCATATATGTATACAACCACAACCACAACCACAACCACATATTTCTGAAACTCGTGAGAAAGGTGAGAAAGGAGAAAAAATACAAAATGGAAAATTAGACTTAAATATGCTTGATGCTGTAAACTATATAACATTAGAAACGATGTCAAATAATGATTCATATACTAAATATTTAAAACGAAATAAACTAGATCATGACGCAGTTTTAAAAAAAGAGAAGAAATTTTATAGAAAACGTATTATTGCATTAACTAAAGATATTTTATTCAACAACGTGAATGCGAATACGAATACGAATACGAATACGAATGCAAATGCGAACACGGATGCAGTCGTGTCGGGTGACTCGACGACCACTACCACGACCCTAATAGTTCAACACGATATTCCAAAGGTCGATGATGTTATTATATCCGCATTCAATACATTTGCTCGACTATGTATTTCTCATTTCAAATTTAAAGATACTATGGATACCATCCAGTATGAATATAAAGATATGAATAAAGAAGCATGTCCATGTGGTGATGTCCAGGACGACGATGGAGCTGGCGATGAAGATATGTCAAACAATATAAATGAGGCAAATAAATTATGCATGAAACAAACAGATAAAAAGATATTAACACTAGACAACTACGTAGTTAAGACTAGTGCACCAAAAAAGGAAATGATACTTCCAAAAACTAAAAATGTGAATCTTAAAGACCCAAAATTCAAGAAAAAAGATATTAAGGTATCTATGTCAACATTCACCACTATAACAACAACAAATTAAATTAAATATATATTTTATATATACCGGTATTTGTATTTATTTTATACCTGTATTTGTATTTGTATTATACCTGCATTATATATATATGAAATCAAGAAGAATACGAAATATTTTAAAATTTGCCGATAATGTTGATATCATAGATGATGATGACGATGATGACAATGGTAGACAAAGATCAATAAATGTAAAAAATAAAAAAATAAAAGTAAATAAAAAGGTGAATAAAAAAACTGCCAAGAATAGAAAAACGAGAAGAGGTAAACGGGAAGTAGTTGGTGAGAAAGGTACTAACTCTGTTGCCGTAGAAGACAAAGATGTTGAAAAGCACCCTGATGGATTTATAAAACTAAAATGCAGTCCAAAGCTACAGGATAATGATTTTACATGTTATAGCAACGAATCGTTATTTAAATTAAAATCTTTATGGAATGCGCGCCATCCCGATGTTCTAATTGCATCAAATGAACCTCGCGAAATATGGGAATCATTAAAACAACGTTTAAAAAATGTTTGCAACAAGGAGTCATGTTGGTTGAAACAGAATTTCGCTTCTTCAGGTCTTGATAAAGAAATGTTAACCTATACATTTGCACCAAAAAGTCCAGACGACTGGAAGAAAAACCCGAACGAGTGGTTAAATAGTATTGATATCGAAAATGTAATGAAACAATACGAAAAAGAGTTTCCATATTTTGATTTCATAGGTGCAGCGCCGATTGATTTCGATTCTCCGAAAATGTATGGTGAATGTGTATGGGAAGAGTTGTGTCATTTTGATTTACGTATATCTGTGCGAAATGGTAAGAATAAAATTGGGTTTATATTCAATACTGATCCGCATTATTTATCAGGTTCACATTGGATTTCTATGTTTGTCAGTTTAAAGCATAAGTATATATTTTTCTTTGATAGCACGGGAACACCTCCCCCTAAAGAAGTAAAACGCTTGATAAATAAAATAAAACAACAAGGTAATGCAATAGGTATAAATTTTAGATACATTGAAAATAAAAAACATCATCAGAAGAAACCGACCGAGTGCGGAATGTATGCGCTGTTTATGATTATCAATCTTTTGCGCGAAACGATGAAACCTGAAGAGTTTATCGTTGATATTTTTCCAGACGAGCAGATGGAGAAGTTTCGCAAGTTATACTTTAACCAGGATCTCTAGATAAATACACTTATATTAAATTTTTTCTATTAATAGTATAGATCAAGATGAATATTCATAAAAGTTATATTTTATAATATTTTTATAATATTATATAAAAAATAAATATTAAATATTTATTTGTTATTATAATTATTGCACAATATAGTTCGTATAGTTTGTATATAATTAAAATGTCATTTGCAGTATTTACAAATAACAAGAACAAAGGCGTTCTTTGGGGTATATTACAAGAAGGTGGTGTATTTACCAATATTCCCTCATCTATGTTTCACAATGTAAAAAATATTTTTGAAATGTCGATATTATCAATGAAATCAGAGTTTGATTTATTTTTTGATAAAAACGACGAAGGAGACGACGACTACGATAAAAAGGCTGCCGATATGATTATAAATAGTAACAAAATAGTTATTAAAAAAGTGATAGACGAAGTGAATAAGATAAAAACACATAATGAACATAGCATGAAACAAGCACAAGCACAAGCACAAGCACAAGCACAAGCACAAGCGCAACACAACCCAATACCTATGCAACTGAAACCTGTTTCACCTGTTACGATAAGTCCAATGCCTACAAAAAAACCAAAAATAGAAGAAATATATCGTGCAGATGATATTAAAAAAACGCGAATGAGTGAGCTTGAAATACGTTTGAAAGAAAAACAGACTGAAATGGATGCTATGCTAAATAATAAAAAACCAGAACATATTGATTTTTCAGACAAGGCACTAGGTATAAATAAAGAATCGGATTTATATGATAAGAAACTGGCAGGGGATGAGATGGAAAGACTGCTTGCAGAAGCTCTTGCATCACGTGAACGCGAACTGGATAAACTTAATATCGATGCAGATACGGGTAGTCATAGCGGAGGCGGAGGTCTAGGTGGAGGTATAGATAATGATAGCATACAGATTCCTGTAAATAAGATAGTTATGAAGCGTCCGCGTGAGTCAAAAAATGTTACATTTAATGATGCGGATAATACCAAAGTAGAATATGAAAAACAAGACTATGACAATTATGCGTATGATAATAGTAGTGCAAATACCGAAAATCATAATCATAAGCATAACCATAATCACGATGATAACGTATTGTCATTTTTTAAAAAACTTAAGTCAAAAAAAGGACGTGATGATACAAATTTTAGTTCTATTTCTATACCTTTAGATGATATTATGAAAATGACCAATAGAAGTGATGATGAGAACGAAAATCATAATGAAGGAATGCACGTTCAAGTTCAAGAGATGTATAACTTTGGGGGAAGTAGAGAAACGAGAGAATGGGGAGAAATGCGAGAAATGCAAAAATATGTTGTGTTAGAACAAAAAATTCAAAGCATTCAAAATGATATGAATGAAATCAAGAAGAATCAAGAACTTATTTTGAGTATTTTAGAAAAGAAAATGCAGTAATATATTTTCGTAGTATATATTAGTATATATTCGTATAATACTATGGTATTGAATAAGTTAAAAAAAAGAAATATAGGGCAAGGTAAACATGGTAAATATACTAAACGTAAAGGATGTGCGCGCGTATATCATCGAAAAAATAAAAAACATTATACACGAAAATATGGAAAACGAATCCAAAGACGAAGACAAACGCGGAGTAAAAGAGGTGGAGAACTTACTCTTAACATACCTAATATGAATACCCCCGTAACAATATTATACCAATATTTTGGCAGGATTACAAAACCTAATGTAGATAGTTTTAGCGAAGATGATAAAGCACAAATAATTATGTATACACCACAAGATAGTCCAAATTCTATTTTTATTGCAAGGTGTCCTAGTAAAGATTGTAGTAGAGAAACGGGTGAACAAATAATGGAAATAGATGATAAGTCTTTTATAAAAGATGCTAGTAAAAGAGAATATGGTTTTAGTTCAAATGGACAGAAATATAGAATGAAAATAGATGATGATGTTGGGGGCGTTGTGGGTGTTGGTGATGCTTTATTAGATTTTTTTAAAGAATATACTACACCAAAAGAAAGTAAAGCTAAAAAGGTTGTAGAAGAACCAGCGGCAGGACCATTGGCCACACCAGTGACAGAAGCACCAGTGGAGGTAAAAAACCCTATAATGAGTGAAAAAAAAAGAAAATTTCAAGAATTAATAGATTCAATTAATTTTAAAACCCCCACAATAGAAGATATTAGAAAAATGTTAAAAGTGACTAATCCATTCGATACTACATGTTCATTTTTATGTAATCCTGATGAATGTGACGAACAAATGTTAGAAAAGTTAAGACAAAAATATATGGAAAAAATAAAAAATATTGAAGGCTTAAAAATTGATAAAGCATGTCAAATATTTGATGATATATTGAATGAAAATTTATTTCTTATACTAGAAAATTTATATGTTCAATCAAAAAAAATTAGTAAAGAAAAGCTAAAAATATTAGTTAGTAATTGTAGTACTGCTATAGCACAGACATTCAATCAAAATGATGTTTTACATAAAATTATGTTTATTTTATATAGTAAATTTTTAAAATCTTTTGAAATTTCTGAAAATGAATCAAAACAAAATCTTGAAAATATGCAAAAATTATTACAACTATTAAATTCTATGACTCCTGAAAATATGCAAAAATTATTACAACTATTAAATTCTATGACTACTGAAAATATAGGAATTATACTACAAGCATTAAATACGAAATTTGATTATGTTTCAAAACTTGGTATTAAAGGGATAAACTCAGACAATTCTATAGGTTCATTATTAGATGACCACTTAAAATTAGATGCAGAAAGTATGAGTAAACTTTTAGATTTTTATAGTTTTAGTGAGATAAAACAAAGCGTAGACCCTAAAAGTAAGATTGTAAGATACGATATTATTTGTCATAAGTATAAAGGAGGAAAAACTCCACTTTTTAAAAGTATTTCAATAGGTAAAGAAGATTCTTCAACATGTAAAGCAATAAACGTATTGAATGAAATTATACCAATAATTACCCAATTTTTTAAACATATAAAAGGAAAACTAGATAATGTCGATGTAAGAACGAGTTACGACCCCAAATTATTGGAAGCAGATAGGAAATGTAGAGATATAAATTATCAAGGAGGTGGTAAAAGAAAGACATTAAAAAAACGAAGGCGTGTTAAAAAATGATAAATATATTTAGAAAAACAAATTACACTAACAAATCAAAAATATTATACATTTTATTATAATATTTTTACAAAGTGTATCCGTTTCTATTTATTATTTATGTCCATTTTCTCTCGTTTCTCCCGTTTCTCTCATGTTCTCAAGGTTCATCACTTGGTCGCATGCTTGCAGCTACGCCTCCCGTTCTCGATGACGCAGTTGGCAGTTTTGAGCTTGTAGGTTTAGACGCTGGAACTGGAACTGGCACCGCTCCCGTTTCTTTTTCAACTTCACTCAGTGGCACCACTTTCGCTTTTCCAGATTGGTTTACTTCCATCTTTCCAATACATAGTGGTTCGCCACCCACTTCTTGCGACACAATATAGCTGCTATGGTCATACACCAATTTCGTAGACTTATCATACGCATATTTCACCGGTTTACCAGCCACGCTTGCAGTGATTTCAACCAGTTTTAGTGTTGTTTGTTTCACGTTTCTCGATGCCGAAGTATCCGACTCCTCATTATCCACCGACGGCGGATACGAAAACTTATTTGACATTACATTACCAAATGTAAAACACTTCAATTTTTCCTTCGAGTTCTTATCGCGATGGATTGCGCAGTCTATCGACGCTTCTTTTATTGCCATAAGTAGCTGCGAATTTATTTCCTCTTTTATCGTGGATATTTCAAACAATGCCTGGTCAGTTGTGATCGGTTTTTGCGCGTTAAGTTTGCTCACATCATTCAGACGCAACTCTATCGATGCATCATCCGCCATTTGTTCAGGCGTGAACCGCATAATATACATCATCACATAAACACTTCGCAACTTCTCGTCTTTCAGGTCATTGTGACTGCATATACGCCTAGCCCTCCCAATTACTTGCTCGATTCTTACAGGTTGCCAGTAAGGTTCCATAATATGGACATAACGGACGTTGCGCAAACTGATACCCTCGGCACCCGATGCAGTAATCATAAGAACCTTAACTATCTCACCCATAAAATTATTCGCAGATTTTGGCATTAGTTGTTGTTTTAATGTAACCGGAATATAGTCCCATGTGCTGTTAAATACATTTCTTATTATTTCGCGTTCCTCATCGCTTTCTGTTCCCGTATACAAAGCATACATCGGTTTGCCTTGGTCGGCATCGCTAATATCAAGCACCCAAGCACTTGAATCGTTTTTACGTATTTTAAAACGTGCAAATCCGTTCGCCTCAAGCACCATCGCAAAAAGCCCAATCCCTTCAATCGTTCGAAACTGGCTATATACCAAATGAAGACCATAGTGATGTGATTCTGTTATATTTTCCAACATTGCTAAAAACTTTGGGCTATAAGTTTGCAGTTCACCCTGCGGTGCTTTTGTAAGGTAGCGCGCCATTCCGCTACGAATACGCATAAGTGCCGCTGCAATCCGTTTCTCATAGGAAGAGTCAACTTTTTGTTCGATTTCTTTCACTATTTCTTCGACATCATCGCCTGCATGTTCACCATTCATATTATCTATACGTTCGGCCGCAGTCAGTGCATCTACATCTTCTTCATTTGTCCCGTCATTGAGTGCACCTTCAACGTTAGTTCCTTCTTTCGGAAGTGGGCGTGTGATTTCAGTAGGAAAAACAAAGTTGCAAAAAAGACGCGAAAAAATGCGATAAGAAGATACAGCATCTTCATATATATCGTCGCCTCCGCCACCTCCTGCACCAGCACCTGCACCGGGTCTTGACTTTCCGGCTGCGCCAGCACCTAGGCGTTTTTTTGTTCGCGAATTTTTCTCCAATTTTCTTTCGGCACTGCGTGCTTCTTCATATGCTGCAAACTGGTGTGTACTCATTGGTATCTCAATTACCCGAAAATGAGTTGCTTTTTCATAAGCAGGCATTAGTTGTTCTTGTGCGCTTCGGAAATACGATGCCAACCCAAGAATACGCCGCTGAAACATTCGTATATTTTTGACATTTCCAGACTGCGCATCAATAAAATAAGAACGAAATGAGTCAAGACTATCCGGCAATGCTTTATAGGTCTCAATCGTAATACTTCCAGGCACGACACTTATAGCGCGCGTTTTCAATGTTGAAATCACCATACGTTCAAATTCGGTGTCACTAAGCTGCGGCATTTCACCTGATGTAGATAGAGCAGCATCAGGATTGGCAACACCGCTATATTCGCCGCGCTCATTCACGTTTACAAACCCAAACGGATTGCGTGTAATTGTCAGCACATGCGATGTATCATTATAGTCCATGTAGTCTAAAACATGGAGACTTGAAAACATCTGATCCAGCATTTTTTTATCGATTTTTGATTGCGGTCCGCTTCCCATTCCAATCTGAAGAGGAATTTTCCATACTTTGATATAGCCGCGCAGTATATTAAAAATAATTGCGACTTCATTCGGGTAGTTGATTACAGGCGTTCCACTCAAAAGGATGATTTTTACATTTTGTGCGGTCAAAAGTAATTCATATAGTCGCATTGAAAGCGAAGCGGGGTTACGCAATTTATTCACGATTCTACTTATAAAATTATGCGCCTCGTCGATAATAACTACGCGATCGTTAAAGGGGTTCTCTGTATAATTCGACGTAAGTGTATTCAAATGACTCATTCTCATACCATTGTAGTTGATGAATTGATATTTTGCACTAATCATTTTATTCAATTGTTTATCAAGGCTTTCGCGTTCGCCTGCATTCAGAGATGTGTAGTTGGACGATTTCTTAATATTAACAAGCCATGCACCACTTTGGTCAATAATAAATTGTTTTGGCAACGATAAAATAGCAGACAATGTTTCAACCATCGGGTCAACCTTGCTTTGAATGCTGATAAATTCCCAGTATTGATTTTTCTTATAAATATCATCGCCGCATTTTTTCAGTTCTTCGATATAGTTTCGCTGCAGCGATGCGGGAGTCATAACGATAACTTTTTTGTGTGTTTTAAGTCCTTCGGCGATTGCAATGGATGAACACGTCTTGCCACTTCCAAGACCATGATACAACAACAGACCACGATAAGGGGTGTAAATATTTAAATAGTCGCGAACTATCTTTTGATGCGTGAGTAGCGAGAACTCCTTATTTTTCTCAGGGTCACACGAAATCGTTTCTTTTTGGTCGGCAATTTCTGCATGATATGTCATAAAAAGTTGATTGATAAAGTTGACGAATTTTTCGCGATTATTCATATAGTATGCAGATGCTCTGATACCGAGGGGCGGAATACGTGGCAACCTTTCACGCACAATTTGGTCACCAATTCTTAGGTCTTGCATGTCTTGTGTCGTAATACCGAATTCTGGTTTTTCAAAAACGCGTCCCTTTCTGCTAGCGGTGATGCGTGCGGGTGTGGCGGCGGCGGCGGCTCCTGATTCGCCTGATTCAAGCAATAGCGATGAGTCTTCTTCTAAATAGATATGTTTTGGTAGTTTTTTAATAATTATGACTTGGCGAAGAAGTGCGACGGGTTGTTGAGGTGTTGCTTTTGCACCGAGTGCAGAAGGTAATCCCAATGCAAGGGGCATAAGTTTAGATTTTGATTTTGTTTCTTTTTGTGGCTCGATGGGTTCATCAAGACAAATTGGAAGTTCACATTGCAAATTTTTAATAATATTGTCACGACTTACTAGTTTCTGAGCTCGCTGGTCTCGGGCTACTATAACAGCTTCGCCTGGTCCTTGTTCGCCTTCATCTGCGGTAGCGGTTTTTGCAATTCTTCCTTTAAATACTATGCGAACTTTATGTGCAACTGCTGGTTTAGCATTAGCAGCAGCAGCAGCAGCAGTAGCAGCAGCAGTAGCAGCAGCAGTAGCAGCATTAGTATCAACCGGATTTTGCAATCGTTCAATTACGGATTTCGGTGCTAAATTTGTCTGAAGCGCATTAATCATTCTCACTGCGGCGTAGTCTGTGCCTGGTTTATCACTTGGAAGAATATGTGGTCCAATATTTGGTGCACCTTCCATAAGAGGTATTTGTTCTGATTGGAGTTGTGATTGTGCAGATGCAACACTTTCATCGGAAAAAATATCTTCACTCTGTTGTTCTACACGAATGGGCACTGGTGCTGGTGCTGATGCTGATGCTGATGCTGATGCTGACACAGGTAGAGGAGGCGGAGGCGGAGGTGATGCACTTCCACTCCCGAATCCTTTTCCTACATTTATAGATGGAAGTGACGTTCTTATGCTATTAAACCCAGATGAAAGAAGTGATGCTACATGTTGTATTGGCGATTTTGGTGATCCGAATGCATCAGGGGTCGTACTTCCGGCAATCGATTCTTTTAATGATGTTTTTCTTTTTTCTAATTCTGCAATGGTTCTTTTAAGTTGTAAATTTTCTTCCAAATCAGATTTTGAAGGAGAGCCCTGTGGTGCCTCCGACAATAACCTGTTTGATTCTAATAATTTTGATTTTAGATTTTCTATTTTTGATTCAAGTTCTGATATATCCATTCCAATATATACTATACTATACTATCAATAGATATATTTATTGATATATTTATTGATATATTTTATTTAAAAAAAATAACACACTACGATATACTAGATAGTATACACTACATATATTGAATTGCCAATTCACAAGCCATTTGTTCCGCTTTTTTTTTAATTTTGTGTGTCCCCGATGCAAAGTGCACTAAAATATGCCCACGTTCTTCACAGATTTCACGTATTTTGACAAATGATTTCAGTTCACTATAATTGACCGCATTCCTATAGTCAACTTGATATATTTCTTTACCTAAACATAAGAATACACCCATCGTATACCCCGTTTCAATATCATGTTGTATTTCTAAATAATCAGGTGTAGTTTTAAATTCTTTCTGTATCTTCACTTGCAATATATTCTTATAATTGTCATCATTTTTGATAAGCGAAATCCAGTCAATGTGGCGCTCAAATACTGCTTCGATGAATTTTTGTGCCATTTGAAACCCCGGTCCCGTGACAAATACATTTTCGAACCACTTATCGTCATCGTGCACTGATATTTTATTAAAGTCGAGAAACAGGGCACCAATAAACGCCTCAAACAAGCACCCTAGTTTTTTAAGATTAGTGCGTGTCTTCTTTTCCTCTGCATGTTTCGAAATAATAAACCATTTATGCAGTCCCATTTCTAGCGCCAATTTTCCAATAGATTCATTTTTGACGATGGCAATTTTTTTTTCAGTCATGAAGCCTTCATTCTCTTTAGGAAATCTGCGATACAAATAGTATTTTGTCACACACTCTAAAACTCCGTCGCCTAAAAATTCAAGACGTTCATTGGATTTTGTGCGCAGCGCCATGCAATTGGAAGGTTGAGGTATTATTTTTATATTTTCACGTGCGTTTTCGAGTTGAGGGCGTTTTGTATATGATGCGTGAATAAATGCGCGTCGGTATAATTCGAAATTATAGGGTTTAGACGGAACTCCATAGTTTGAAAGAATAGATTGAACATCATTCAATGTAATCTCTCTATTGTCCGGATTATAAGGATTAAATATATATCCGTGTCCATCTTCTGCAAGAATTATGTCAGAATCATTTAGAATATTTTTGCCGCTTGCGGAAGTAAAACTTGGACCAGATGGAGAATGAGTTTCTTGGGACGACATCGATGGATATACAGGCAAATATGACGCGATGTTGTTTGATACGATATTATGTTATCTAATAGTTATATTTTATCTTTAAATGATTTCAATTTAATTTACTTTAATTTACTTTATAAATGTGTAAAAATAAAATATAGTATAGTTGTTTTACATATTTTTTATATTTAGCATATATATAATAAAATAAAATGGTTTTAAGTGGTCCTAAAAGAGTTTCGGCAATAAATTCTCTTACTAACAGAGGGTGCATCTTTGGAAGTATGGCTGGGTTGGCGCCTACTGTAGGTTTGAACCCTAATCTGTTGAATACGTATCGCCTAAATACGAACTATTGTCAGAACAAATGTATTCCTGTTGGCTGTGTTGAGGGTTTTAACTATATGAAACAACGTGGTCTTATCGCATGCAATAAAGGCGCTGGTGGTATCGGTCGTTCTTACTACTCACCTGGTATTGGTATCTTGTTTGGTGGTGGTTGCCAAAAGGGACCTACATACTAATATTATTATTATTATAGCATTATATTATAGCATTATATTATGCCAAATATGGATTTTAATTTTATATTATAGCAAAAACTATATTACAAAATACACCAAACCAACAATCCAACAAATCAAAAATAATATAATATTACCAGATTATATATTCAAATAAGAATACTATAGATAGATATATCAAAATAATCAACATGAAAAATGCACCAAGAAGCAGAAATGGCAGGTCAGCTATAGCTCGTCGCGTTTTATTTAGCGGTCCTGGTTCCGCTGATGGACTATACACAAATACCCAAAATGGTGGAGGAACGAAGAAGGGTGGTGCACAGCCTTCAGGAACCGGTTTTATGATTTCATTTGCACAAAGGTCTCAAATCGCGGTTCCGGCTTTGAATAAAGACTTTTTATTCAACTTTAGACAATACTACAACGCTCCTCGTCACGCTGGACCTATGATGTAAGCGTGTGATTTTTTCATTATAATTGCTGCATAACTTGTGAATAATCAACAAATATATAATTATAATGAAATATTTTTAAGTAGTTTGGATAACTACTAAAACTATATATTAAAACGATTTAGAAATGTTTATCGCTAATTATATATCCTATAATATCCTATCCTATTAACAAAGTAGAGGCGCAATCGATACACATAATATGATAATCAAGATTGATAATCGTGAAACGACGCTTATACCCCTAATAGAACATCGCGTGGAGATATTTATGAATTCAAATACCGATGAATGCGACCTTCATGAAGGAATCGATGACGGAATCGGAGATGATGGTAATGGTAATGGTAATGGTAATGGTAATGGTAATGGTAATGGTAATGGTAATGGTAATGGTAATGGTAATGGTAATGGTAATGGTAATGGTAATGGTAATGGTAATGGTAAAGTTTCGGCAAAAAAGTCAAAATCGATAACATCTGTCGTTCGTAATACAAGTGCGACCAATAACGGATGTTTGGTTCCAATGCATATATTTAGTGAAGTTGAAATGCAAATGAATGTAACACCGGAAGTAACATTGGAATTAACACATACTTCCCGTGTTGGTAGCAAACATTCTATCAAAAAAGAACAACTTGCTGTTGGTGATATTATTTTAGAAAACGATAAAGGAGAAGTTGTTATTATTTTTGAAAGAAAAACATTATACGACTTAGCTGCAAGTATTCGCGATGGTAGATATAATGAGCAGTCATTTCGACTTGATAAAGAAAATATTCATAACCATAACATAGTATACATTATTGAGGGCGACATAGAAAGGTATATTGAAAAGAAGGGACGTGTATCTAGAAAAACACTTATAAGTTGTATGTTTTCACTTTTATATTATAAAGGGTTTTCTGTATTTAGAACAAACTCGATTTGTGAAACTGCTGATGTTATTGTATTTTTTGCAGACAAATATTACAAAACGGGTATAAACGATAAATCGCGTGTGCCTTATTATAACAGCGAGCCGTCCGAAGCGGTATTACCATCGCCTAATACAAAAGAAAGTGATGATAGCGACGAAAATGAAAAGTATTGTGCGGCCTTGAAATCGCATAAAGAAAAGAATGAATATATTACACCCGATAATATTAATATAATTATGTTAACATGTGTTCCAGGAATAAGCTCTAAAGTAGCTACACAGCTTATGCGTGAATATAAGACTATACAAAATCTCTTATATCAACTTGAAAAGAAGCCTGATATGTTAAATACATTTATGATTAAAACAGAGGGTGCTGGTGCTGGTGCTGGTGCTGGTGCTGGTGCTGGTGCTGATGTAAAAACAACATTCAGAAAAATAAATAAAACATGTGTAGAAAATATTAAAAAATTTCTTATGACAAAGCCTGTTACGACATGTTCTAGTTCTACTTAACTAATTATTTACTGAAATAGCTACATTATTATCTCTATAATATCCAGCATCGATTAGTGCTTGTGTGAAATCGGCACCTCCCCAATTTTTGTCCATTGGGTTTGGACTTAAGCCTGTTGACTGCGCAATATAGTCAAGCATCATGTCAGGAGTAAACTCGCCTTGGTCAATATTTGATGCATCATAACCAGGATAAGAATTTATATTATAAGGTGGGTCGTCGTGTGATGCGTCGAGTAGTTTAGTAACATGTCTCCTAGGTGGCGGAATTGCATTTGCGTTTGTTATCGGCGGTAACCCTCCTTGTAAATCTGTAGGATCAGGTCGTATTTTATAAACTACCTCACCTTGGGTATTTTCTGTATGTTGCAAAAATAAAACAGGACACATAAATCCGACAGAGCGTTGCCAGTCAGTGAATTGAACATATTCTTCTAAATTGTTGAAAGTAATTGGGTTAACACCAGGCACCATAAACTTTTTAGAATTATATAAATAAATTTTTGCACCTTTTTGAACAAGAATATTTGGGCAGTCTGAATTTTTATTACTATTTTTAGGCATGGTAAGTGCCTCTTTAAAATCAGCTGATGAATAGTTCAATACAAAATATGCACCCATTAAAAATAAAACTGATATAATAATATACTTATAATATATCATACGTTGTGAGTGTTATATATATTTATATATAATTATGCTATATTATATATAATTATATGATAAAATACTACCAAAATATAAATATTCTAAATATGTAAATAATAAATTTGCAAATAATAAATATGCAAATAATAATATTATATAACTAAAATATATAAGTAAAGCATTGAGTAAAATGTTTGGATTTTTAAATCAGAATACAAAACATCATCCGAAGGTTATGTTGACAGATGCCGATATTAAAAGGTTAAAAACTAACCACGGAGTTGTATTATTTTTTATGAATGGATGCGGTCACTGCGTTAATATGAAAGATGACTGGAATGCGGCAGTAGATGAATGTAGAAATAATGGGATTGGTGGTGATAACGACGATTTTGTTCTAGGTGCAATCGAAAGTAACGATACTGACATGTTTAAAGAAAATGGGATATCGCACAATGTAAGTGGATATCCAACTATTTTATATATTAGTTCTGAAGATATTCAACGCGGAGACATGAATCATGAAAAATATGAAGATCCTCGCAAAAAGGATGCATTTGTAAAATGGATTAAAGATAAAAAAAATAAAAATAAGGGTAAAACACGCGAGGGTAAAACACGGGAGGGTAAAACACGGGAGGGTAAAATAGAGGAGGTTAAAATAGATATGTTTAACAAAAATGCATTTAAAACAAAAAATATAGGTAAGCAATCGGGTGGTGGACGTAGTCGTAGACCTAGACGTAAACAACCACATAAATCTAAAACAAAATCAAAAAGACATATGAAGCGTCATACGCGTCGTCATAAACGCACTAGACGTCACCGACGTCACATGAAAGGTGGCGGTTGTGGCTGTGGTTCTGGTGGTATTAGCACATTATTTAACTAACTATCTGTGTCTATTCGTATACCTTTTATTTTTTGCATGTATACGTTTTGTTTTGTTTTTGAAATGTTTACTAAAACCGCCTTGTGGAACGGGAAGACGAATAGGATTTGGTTTTACTACGTCGGATGACGGCGCTGACGCTGACGCTGACGCCGACGCCGACGACGATGTATTGGGTCCAAGCGCAGTTCCACATGCTACGCATATAATGAAATCTCGCATTTCAGTAAGTGATACATTTATTCCTCCAATAGCAGTTGCCGATGGGTATTCGGTTTTTGTATATTTAACCAGTTCTTTGATTGCTTCATCGTGAGTATCATCTATTTTTTTGTTGATTGCACTATTTTGACCACCAAATATACCTGATATATTCCCAACAAAATCGCGTAATATAGATACAGAGTGAACCATGGTTCCTCTTACAAATCCTAAAGGTACATAAGCCTTTTCATCAAAATTGTCCGTTGTAAATAACTTTAGTGACATTTTAATTTCTACGTTTTTATCTAGTGTAGTAAACTTCTATACGTTATATATTTATATATAATATATTATATTTATATTTTTCGTATCAAAAAATTGAAACGAAAAGTATCTTTAAAATGGTATATACAGAAACTAACAAATCTCAACCCCATCAAGTCAAAAAGAATCCAATGTCTGTTCTTCTTGACTTACACAACAACAATAACAACAACACCCCCACGCTGGAGATTGAGTCAGAAAATGAATATAGCAGTGACAAACATATAGCACAAAAAACTACTGGAAATAAATCAGTTAAAAAACTTGCAAAAATAGATGTATCAAAGGCTAAATCATTAGAGTTAGAGTCGCCACCAAAAGACAAAGACCGCAACAAGGCAGAGCGCAATAAACTCGATGAATATTACTACAAACATCGCGAACAAAAATTGGAATACCAGAAGAATTACAATCGCCAGAAAGGTGATGTAATCAAAGACTATAACAAAAGTTACTACATGAAACGAAGAGAAGAAATTCTCGAAAAAGCGAGAACCAAAGTCACGTGCGAATGCGGATGTGTGGTTCAGCTATTTAACATGAACTCGCACAAGAAGACGAAAAAACATGTTCGCTATCTTGAAATGCGACAGGCGATGATGAACGCAACCGCGGGTTCAGATGCAGGTGCACGTGCATTGCCAATCAATACAAAATTATAGACTTACTTACCATTATAAAATTAAATTTTTTTCATCGTTCGATTTCTATGGAATTGCTTTTTTTTAAATGATTTCGACTTCATATTTTTTTTACTAGTCATATCAGAACTTATTTTGTCATGAGAATGAGGAGCGCTATCTTTATCTTCCTTGAAAAAACTTTTCATGTGTTCCAACATTTTTTTACTTATAATCACATCTATTTCTTGATCATCTTCGTCCTTTTCTGAAATATTATAATTCAATCGACTCATCATATAAGTAGTAAACTTCTCTCTTTCAGTATGGTTATTTTTTATATCCTTTGATAAGTTCGAATTTAGAAAGCGTTTTATAATAACAGAAGAAGGCAAGTAATGTTTGTATCCTTTTACATGAATATAATAGACATTATCGTCTTCCATTTTGGGATGAAACAAGTCATCTACAAAACATATTTCTATATCTTTCGGCAATTTTGTGCATCTAAAAAAGTCATCGATTGTTTTATCATGTGTTGTTCTATTTACTTCAACTATTTTACCATCTACTTTAAATGCGGATATAATTTGTTCGAATATTTTTGATTGTAGTTTTGTCTCAAAATATTTTTTAATATGCTCAACCCATGCTCTTTCTCCCTGATTATTTGTATAAATCATTATCGCCTTGCATTTGCCATCTTTCTTTTTTTGTAAAAGGTACCGCAACACATTTAAAATATATGGACGCGGATATTCTGGATATAAATCGAGCAACTCATTAAACATTCCATATGCCTTATTGTCATTGTTATAATAATCATCTAATAACATACAAAATGACCCAAATTGACCAAAACTTCCTAATGTTTCATCTAAATCAAAAACAACAACTTTTTTATATTTATTTTCCGATTCAGTATTAGATTCAACTTCAGGTTCTGGATCAGATTTTATATTAAATAATTTATTTAAAAATTTAGGCATATAATAAATATATAAATATTATAATAAAATATAATTTTATCTTATTTTAATATAACTTGGTATATTAATATTGCTGTTAATATTGAATTATATATACATTTACATATACATTTACATTTACATATTTATGGGTATTTTGAAGCATAATGATTATGTAAAAATATTGGATTATTATAATATACATATTTCTCCGAAAGATTCGTCTAAAACTATAAAAAATAAAGCCGAAAATATATTGGCTGAAAAATTATGCAAATGTATTAAAAAAGTTAAAAAGAGTGACAATGTGGATACAAATGGTTATGACGACGACTACGACGATAACGTATCAGAAAGCGAATCAAAAGCAATCGCAATCTGTTCAAGTTCTATTTTTGAAAAGAAAGGACTTGATAGAGGTTTATTTGATTGTAAAAAAAAACCAAGACTTATAAATATTCATGATAAAAAATACGCCCTTACAAAAAGAAAACGAACATTAATGATGTCACGTAGAGCAAAACTATTTCGAAAATTCCAAACTATGCGTAGAAAAAGTAAGAATTAATAATTAATAATTAATTTGTTATTATATGTCTGCATTGATGTATGCAAAAGTAACAAATTACACCGACCTAAAAGAAAAATGAGACAAACTTTCTATAAAAAAATAAAAAATCGTTCAGTTAATCTTTTTGGTGATATAAATACACTCTTAAAGAGCATTATACTATTTGACGACTACAACCAAATACGATTGTAGTGGTTAGTATATTTTATTGAAACTTATAATCACGCTTATATTTTTCAGGTCTTTCTCCTGTTTCTATATAGTGATTAAATACTTTTTGTATATTTTTACATCCATTCTTATCACGATTGATACATCCCTTCCGTTTGTTTTCCATTTTAAATGTTAGGATTGAATGCATCTTTCGTTCTATGTTTCTCTTATCTGGTAAATATAAATTATTACATAATTCTTCTGTTTTGTAATTCAGGCATGATGTTCTAAATTCATCTATATTATAAACTTCAAATCTGGTATTTAGTTTTCTTTTTATTGATAAATTTGGAGTTGATATAAAATTTCTCATCTGTTTTCCAATACTCCAATCACCAATTATGATTTTTATA